TCACTATCCAATCCGACAGGTGCAGTGATTTTACCGTTAGAGTGACCCATAATCACCCCCTTCCTCTATAACAGTAAAAGAGCCTTTACAAACAACAATGCCATTATAACTGATACTACGACAATGAATATCGCCATCAATTATAACAGCATCAGAAATGTCATAATCACTAGGAAGTTCCTCACCGCATAGTGTTATAACTTCGACTGCCCCTGTGCAGCTAGACTGCCCCTGTGCTCCCTCGCTTCGCTTCGGTCGCACACCAAATTTCCGTTTACAAACAAATTAATCTTCATGTTTATTGTTTTTTAAATATTTCGCAACACTATCCATTACACACTCAACACACCAACCTATAAAGTATGCAAAGTGCTCATCCTGCCCATTTTTATACCCCATTGATATATCACAATAATCAAATACATTACATACAAAATGAGATGATTCATGAGCAACAGTGCTTACCCCTATACCATCGTTGGATAACCAAATAAGTACACCTAAATGGTTAGTACTTTTTTCCCTTACAAAAATAGTCATGGCTTTACAGCCCTTAATTTCATCTTTGGATGTATCTATCGGATCATGATTAAGTTTGGTGAATTTTCTATGTATTTTTCCCCATTGATCATCCCCCACTGCAACATAAAGTTTTAGAGGATATATTTTAGGATCGTATTTTGTTATCATCGCAAAACATCTTTTAGTAATATATCGGGATGCTCTTCTTTAGGTTTAGATTCCTTGAATCTATATATAAAGCCACTTGCATCCTTGTTAGCTTCCTTATATAAATCTTCTGTAAGAGAAGCCTTGTACAACTTCATTTTCTCTTCAAAATGATAATCAAGTTTAGGCTGGTCCATTATTACTGCCTGTATATAACTCCATGAATATTTCCATAGCAAAGCCCAGTCCTTGATTATCATCAATCCTCCGAATAGCCTTAAATCCCCTCTGAATTGGGGGAAATCTTTTTGGATAGATCCTCGTGAGCCGATTTTGCATCGAGAGATAATTTCATGGCATCCTTCTTGCTTAGTGTCGCTGTCGTATCTATCAAGAACGCTAAACGGATTGTATTTGTAAAAAAATCACTTACATTAGCCCCCTCCACGATGGCTTCTATCAACGGAGTAAGTTCCTTATGGTCATAGTGCCTGCTTAACCACCAAGCGTATATACGTCTTGCAAAAGGAATTATCTCAAAAAACCAATAGTTATTCAATACTCCTGCCGCTGCAACTTTGTACGGAATAGATGCGTCATTTTTCATAATTGCAATCATTTCCTTTTTCGCTGTATCGGGGTTGATAATGTCACGTATCAACAGCTTGTCTACAATATAATCGTATGCGCCTAGTCTAAGACCACGCACCTTGAATTTCTTATTGCCAACCATAACCTCTTTGTATTTATGAGTGGCAAACTTCTGCATCTTTATCTGATCATCTAAGTCAGGTTGTTTCCAATTAAATATTCCCATTTTTTAAACTAACTTGAACGGTTTAATCATTAATTTTCCTTTCACATCCACCTTTGATATGTTCTTTGGAGTATTTGTATGTACGAACACCTTGGTATATTTAGACGATACAATATCAAGTTTTGCATCATCAATCAAAGAAACGTGTACTATGCTGTTATCAAGCGCAACAAGGCTTACATGGCTGTTATCCTTGACATACATCTCTCCTATACCGAAATCGTTGAATGTGACAACACAATCACACAAACCGTTAAAAATAGACCATTTAGGATTGCTTATGAAAAGGTTGGTATCATCAACGAAGATATTAAACTTCTCCCTAACTCCTGCAAATTCCTTCTTGATTATTTCATTTGACGGGTATCTGTTAAATAGGCAGAAGTCAATGCCTCTGATATATTTCTCGCATAATTCATATTTATCCGGGTTTCCCCATTCATTTGTCCATTCCTTACACAGCCCAAGACTTATAGCCTTTTGCTTTAATTTATCAGACAATTCTTTATCGTTCATTATATTTCTTTTTATCACAAAAATACAATAAAAGTTAATATCAATAAAATAGAAACAGTTAAAAAACAATAAAGCCGGACGAAAACGCCCGGCTAATAATTCATAACTCGTCTACATCAACCACCGATACCCGAATTGTCAAGTTCGAGAACCATCATGGTTTTTAAATACTGAGTGTTAACTTCCAATGCTGTCACAGTAACGGAGAATCCAAGGTATCCAGCGTTACTTGGAGCACCTGTGAAGCTGACAGCCCATGATGCCTTCGGGAAGAAGATCATACGATCACCAGTACCGTTGATAATACCGATAGGACGTACAAACTGCTTGAATGCACTTGCACCAAACGCTTTCAGTTTCTGAGAAACTCCCTTACCGAAAGCATCAACAGTATCAGTTAAACTACTTAATTCCAACTCAGCCTTGGCTTCGTTTCCTTGTGTAAAGAAAGCGAAAGCGGCTTTTGAAGTGGACATACCTGTAAAGGTAAATGCCATAGTACCCGGTGTGATATTCTGGAATACGGTAGCACCCTGCTCGTTCTTTGTTTCAGAAGTGTCAGCGTCAGTACCAGCGGATTCCGTAGTACCAGATTCAATATTGGGAAGAATCTTCGGATTCTTAAAACTTGAATATTGAGTTTCATCGGTAATCTCAATCGCATCAAATGTCAAAGCAGCCGACTGCCCGTTCAAGTAAGCAGGGCTGGTGTCTAAATTTACTCGTGCCATTCTATTTTCTGTATTTAAAAAGTTATTGTTAATTGTTGAGAACGTATCTACCGATGCGCCTCCACTGTTTTTTCTCACGTTTTTCATGCGGCTAATCCTTTGAAATGTCAACATTCAACAGGACGGACATATAATAGAACCCAACCCCGTCAAACATTGGTGGTAAAACATTAAATATCTCGAAATGAAGCTGCACAGTCTTTTGAGGGAACAGTTCTACCATCTTTTCACTCAACGCATCCATGACAGACGGATATATGTTCCCAGGCAATGCCCTTACAAACAGAGTAACCGTAGCCATTGTTTCGCCTTTCCCGAAGTGACCGTAAGGGCCGCCCTCGGTATTGCTTACAATTCTTGTATTGTTGTTTACGACAATAAAACTAGTTACCTTATCATCAACACTTGCAGGACGCTGTACCTTATATACATCGTCAGCAATCTTCTTGTCCAATACAATATTGTACAAGGTGGTATTTATTGTTGAAGGATTAAAGTAGCCCATAACTTCACTTAAAATATTTGTTTAACATATTAGCTGCAATTTTCTTAAAAACCACAGTATATTTGCCCCCTTTTAAATCTGTCTTTGTCTTAATCCAAGAATCTGAAAGAACATTCAACAAATGATAGTTCTCCACATACTTGGCATAATACATGACAGCAGCGACAACTAGTTCATATTTGTCAGAACCATCGGATTTGTAACTGTTGAAGAAATCTTCGGCAAGTTCACGCCCCCAATATTCTACATTGTTACGTTTCCTAGGTTCATTTGCAACTTTCGTTGCATTTGCCCACACAATCTTCTTTAGGACCCCATCTTTATAAATGCCACAGCCATAACTATCTTCAAGATTGAAAGTCTGATTGGTAAATCCCTCCATGTCTTTTATATCATCCATGATATTCGTGGCGATATCTTCCATGAACTGCATGATAGAAGCATCCAAAGCAAGCTGGACATTACTACCAAACTCTTTCAATACTTTATCGTTGTTATTTGCCTGCATTTTTTGTACTTGTCTTTCTTGTTACTGGTTTACTCAGTTTCTCAATCTGCTTTTTTAGCAAATCTCGATCATCTTTAGCGCATTTCAGTTCTGTTTTAATATCATTCAGTTCATTGTAAAGCTCCTGTATCTTCTGATAAGCATTGTGGAGAGATTGCTGATAACTCAAAATTTCCTCTTGCGCCTTCTTCAACTGAGCACCCTGAATAGCAAACCCCTTTTCAAGATTGTCCAAGGTAGAAGAATCAATTTCAGTTTCCATCTTTTCCTTCTTCTGCTTAAACATTAACATTGAAGTTAGAAGGGTTATACCATTAGTACCCAACAAAGCAAGTATTATTTCCGTCCAATTGATTGTCATAGTATTCTAGTTTTCTATTTGGTTAAAGTATATTACCGTACCAAATTCCATATTGTTAAATGGAGGTTTCTTTATCTCACGCCAACTATTACTGTTGTCCGAAAACGGATGGTTGAAATTCTGCCAATCCAACAGACACCCGGAAGGTATGGTTACATCGTTATCTTCTAGGTAGGCAGCATATTCGGACTTGTCAACATCATTCGTTTCCGAACCTGTATCCTTTTCCTGTATGTTTGCCCTTCCTTCGTATATCATCTCCCAATACGGGGTGGTCTGATATTTATCCGAACTGTTCTTGTTCTGATAAATTCTCACCATATCAGGAAACATATCCTCACCTAAAATACTCTTTCCCATACTACCATCTTAATCTAGTTATTTCAACATCAGTTCCAACATCCAAATTCAAACCCCATTTGGCGTATAAATCCTTTGCGCGTTGCTCCAATCTTTTCTTGTCATTGATAGAAATAGTCTTGCTTGTGTCGGTAATTGACCAGTTCCCGGCTTTCTTCGTCTTTCCCTGTATCGTTGAAGGGGCAGTGCAAACAATGAGCAACAAGTCAGCATAAGCCAAATCCTTCTTCATCTCAGACGTTTCACGGCTGTCATCAGACAAACGAAATCCCCATTTCTGGGCAACACTGATATATGATGTGTTTTTCAACTCATAGTCAATCTGTGCTTTCAGATATTCACGCATAGACATATAGAAATATGCTTCCACCTTCATGTTACCCTTTGCTGTTATCTGATGGGTAACTTGAATAGTGAACGGATTATCCGAAACTTTCAGTCTATCTTCCGGCTTCAATGTTTCATTGTCGGCAATAAGCCAGCATCCGAACTCTACACTTTCTTCGGGAATAGCTTGGAGCGTGAGAGTATCTCCAATGAAATACTCCCCTGCGCCCTTTGCTGTGCCTTCGCCATTTATATCAATAAAGACCTTCATGGTTCAACTTTTTACAATCCCGTATTTGACTGTTCGTCAACCTTCATGATGATAAGGTTGTTCGGATTCTTCATCACAGGACACGCCCACAATTCACCTGAACTCTTCTCAGCATACGGTTCAGAAGAATACTGATGCAAGAACGCGATACGTCCGCCTTCCAAAGAAGAAATACGTACAGCCGGGTTGGTATCCTGTAAATACATTGACGGTGAGTTCTTGATACGGAAGAACTGACCGCTCTGAACAAGAACAACGGTGTTCTTTTCAAAAGACGGTTTGGCTTCCTCAATCACACCAAGTTTGTTCCATTTTGATTTTTCATCAACAGGAATAATCACAGGAATAGAGAACACCTTCATCAGCACATCAACAATCTCCTGATTGTTCATAGGATAGATTGTAGTAGATGCTGCGGCAGAAACAAGACGAGCCTGTACTGCTGCTGTCACTTTCGGGTGCATCAGGAAGTTGTCATACAAATCCTTGGACATTTCAAAGTGATCGTATGGAACACCATCATTGTCGGCAATCTTACACATTCTTTGAAGGTCTTTAATAGGATCTGCATTCTCGTTCGGTGTCCAGTCTGTATCGCTAAACCATTTCTGTTTCAACGCTTTCAACTTGTGTTTTGCAGGAACACGATAGTCAATCTGAACAGGGATTGAGTTGGTACCACTAGCTGTATAGTTAAGCATACCTGTAGAAAGAGCCTGATAAGTCATGCAGTTCAACTCGGTATGGAAACCTTGGATACACGCTTCCATCTTTGTGTACCATTTCTCACGGATCTTGTCAAGCAATGCGCCTTGCGGAATGTCAAGTTCATAGAACTCCTGGATATCGGTTTCCATAAACTGAATGGCGTGACCCATCTTCGGAATACGGCCCGAATACCATTCAAATCCCGTAGTATCCATAATAGGCTTTTCAGCCAAAGGAGCAAGCATCACAGGACGGGTAGCCTGTGTGTATTCGTCAACCATCACGTTCCATGATTTGCTCATCTGAGGAACATCCCAATCTCCGTAGCTTCTCCAGTTTTCGTTATCAAATTTCTGATTGGCATAATCCATAAGTTCCTGCATCTCCCCGGAGAAATGCCAATCATAGAAACTAAATGTCGATCTTTGCATAAAACGAAAAAATTTAATTAGTTATACAATGTGTAACGGAAAACGCAAGGATATGATTCATCATCCTTCATCGCCTTTTTGATTGCCGAAGCTACGGGCGGAATGCGTTTTTCCAAAATCTCACTTGTCACCATCCATGCACCGTTGAAAGGATAGAGAGTGGCACCGGGAATGGTGTCAACATCATAAGGCAGGATAGCATTAGGAATAACCTTGAATTTTGCGCTAGCACCAACCTGTGTAACTTCAACCAAAATATCGGTCAATTCCAATTTACCTGCATCCCCGGACAATGTAAGGATGTCATATTCGTCATGAGACGAATCAATAGCGTTAATGGTAAAACCAGTTGTAGTACCTGCGGCAGTAGTAGGTGCTTTACCGACAACCATGCCAACCTTGGCAACTGTATTACCCATGATTTTTTCAACTTTTACCGTAGCACCAGAATCCGATTTCTCGTACATTCTGAATGAATAGTGAATGTCACCGCCATTCTGCTTTGAGGAATCACATTTAATCATGGTACCAGCCGGAAGTTTGTTCCCAACTGTAGGCATACGTTCTACTGAAACGTTACATCCTACCAACAGTACGTGCAAAGACGTATCATTAGAAAAGATATGTCTTGCGCCACCAATCTTACTATAACTTGTTGCAAGAACTCCTGCTTTCATAATTAAAAAAACTATTTGTTAATTTTACTGTAATATCGGCTGACAATGTTGTTTTCCTTGTTAGCCTTATCTTCTTCTCTCTTTCTATCTATGAATGACTTTACATCGCTAGAACCACCCTTGTCAGAGATGAAAGGATTAATGCCATCCTTTGTGTATTTAGTACACGTTTCATTGTACTTTCCCTGTATTTTCAGAAGAATGCTTGTATCTTCCTCTTCGGGCGAAATCTGAATGTTCTCAAAAATGATGTTGCGCAACAACTCGTTAGGCATACCCGCTTCCGGGCGTTTAATCAAATCAGACAGCTTCTTGCGCTTTTCAGTTACAATCTGCTTCTGCTTTTCCTCCTGCTCTTTAGCTTCAAACTCTTTCTTGAACTTTTCAAACTCTTCAAGTTTAGCCTTGACATCATCGGGCAACTCAAACGATTTCTGTTCGGATGATTGTTGTTGTTGTTGTGATTGTTGTTGTTGTGACGAATGTGATTTTTCCCATTCCTTTTTCAAGTTGGATATCTCCTGTTCCTTGATTGTATCCCACTCTTTGCGCTTATCAGACGCAAACGCTCTTACCTGACCTGCCACAGTGTTCTTTAAATGATTCACAACACTTTCATTCCAGAACTTTTCCGCATTTTCCTGCGGTGCGAACGCTGAGAACTCATTGATTGTCTGTTCGATTGTACGATCTGTAATAACGGAGCTACTTTCTCCCAACGCATTCTTGATACCTTCAAAAATGACTTTTACATTTTCATCCATAATACTATTTATTTTTTTATGTGATTCATGCACAAGACCTTTGCGCACAGTAAGTACCTCTTACCGATGCAAATGTAGTTAAAAAATGTGTATAAGCAAAAAAATATTTAAAAAAATATTATATTTGCGGAATACATAGAAAACGATGGAAGAAATTGACTTAAAATACCGAGGATTAAAGACTAAGGATGTTGTCAAATCGCTGAAACGATA